GAGCGGTATAGAATGTCTCTTGTTCGTCTATCCTAAGCTCTTGCATTAGCTCTGATGAGCCCAGCGCTTTTGTTTGGTAGCGCCGCGCGGCTTTTGCTACAATAAACCATATTACTGAGCTGGCGATTGTGCTAAAGGGAATCTTGATAACGGAACCATCGCTGAGATTTTGATTAAACCACCACCCTAGATTTAGAACTTCATTAGTTGTTCTTGTTAGCTCTCTATAAGCTGTGTATTGTGTTGAGCCACGAGCCAATGTATTTGGATCAATACTATCGTCTAATGGAGTCTCGCCTATTGCCTCAAGTAAATAGTTAAGTGCTTGCATTTCTGTCATAAAAATCCTTTGTGTCTATTAGTAGGAGGGGCGGATATCGCCCCAAGGTAAGTTAGTATCCGCCCCTTGCTACGCCTTATGCAGGCACAGCTGAAAGGATAGCGCCAGCGCATCCAGGGTTTAGCAAACCAAACCCCATAGCATAGCGGGCTGTAAGAAGAGTTGCAAAACGATCTTCCTGCCAATTAGCCTCTGTCATAATATCCATCAGCTTAACACAACCAACAGCGTCAGGCGTATAGAATACCCCCTGGAGAATGTTTGCCCCTACCCCAATAGAGCCGTNAGCAATTACATTGGGTAGATGATTAGATACTTGGATGGGGATACCAGCAACACGATATACCTTGCCCTCATCAATACCGCCATTTCCAGAGGTAAAGTCGGCGTTAACAGCTTTAGAGCTCTGCACCAAGTTATAGAAGTTCTGGGGTGTAGTAATAAAGATACGCTCACCAACTACATCATTCTCATCCATCTTAGTATTAGCTGCAAACAGAGCCTCAACAAGAGCATCCCCTTTAGCCGCTGGTGTAGCCCCTCCTGTAATACCTGTATTAGCTACATAGAAGCCGTTAGGCTGTCCAGCCATACCTGTACCACGGGNAGCATTATATACCTCAGCGAACACACGCTTATCTACCTTTGTAGCTAGCGCTTCTCCCATGCCTTTAGCAAGGCGTGACCGAATGTCATAATGAAGAAGCTTTTCTTCAAAATCATCTACTAGCATCGCGGTATACTGGACACCTTCGATGCTGATGATACGCTCGTTACTTTGTGTAACTTGTGTTGAGATCACTTCTCCAGGCGTATGGGACGCAACATCGGTATCCGATAGGCGACCTACAACAGGGAACTGGAAGGACTTAGCTCCTGAGATAGTCTTAACTGTAATAGTGGGGAGTGCAATGTTGCGCTTTTCGAAGGCTTCAAGCACCTCTCCACTAAAAACCTTAAGCATTAGGGCTTGGCGGTCGCCAGCCCCAGCGATTTGACCGATTGCATTAGCTGTAATAGCCATAATATTTCCTTAGTTATTTAATTTGTTTTAGCGTTTAACGCACTATGGTTGATTCCAAGCTTTGTATTAGTCAGTTATAGTTGTCTGTGTTGATATACCTCGGTACATCTAACAGGCTATACTAGAGTAATATTGCAGCTATAAACTAGGGCAGTTTATTGTCTTGCTTAGGACATCTTAGCGATACGCTTGTAGACCCACTCTCGATAAGCTGGGTCTTTCTTGTACCTAGGGTCAGACATAGCGGCTGTTACCTCTGCCTGCGACGCAAAGCCTTGAACAGCTGAGTCAGAAGCTGGTGTGCCTCTCACCCTAGTTACCTGATTATTAGCTTGATTATACATAGTTGCTAGGGACTTAATGCTGAATTTTACAACATTAATATCACCGCTTGCAACGCTTGCATTGTAGGCTGCGAGTGTGTCTTTGTCTAGGGTCTCTGTAGCCCAAGCTAGGACTTTATCAAAGTGCTCAGAGCCACCCACCTCTTTTAGAATCTCAGACCGCTGCTTCTCAGCTTTAGCCAACTCCCCAGCGATGATGCCATCGACTACATCTTTTGAAAAACCCTTTGCCTTAAGCTCTTCATAGTCTGTTTCAGAAAGTTTACCATTCTGCTTAGTGTACCGAAAAGCGTACTCATTAAAGAGCTCTGGGGTAACCGCTGGGGGTTGTTCTTCAGGCTCAGGTTCTTTGTTTGTTGTCTCCTCTGGTGCTTTGTCACCTGATGTGCCAAGCTTTTTCTCCAGCTCTTTGTACGCATTTAGTAACTCCTCATGTGTTTTAAACTTTCCAGCAATCAGCTCTGGCTCTGGAACGAACTCTCGGGCTGTTGTGCCAGATAGCTCATCTTGAATAGCTTGTTCTTTGTCTTCCAGCTTAGCAAGACTAGCCTGCTCCGCTGGAGTTAGCTCTACGCCTTCAACATCCATAACTATTCCTCCATAATAATAGCATCTGGGTTAGCTGCAAGCTTTACTTCATCCTTAACAGGATGAAAACCAACCACACAGCCTGATGCTTCTTGCTTGGGTTCTTCAATTACCTCTAGCTCTTCAATTGCCACTGACTCTTTAATAAGTTCTTTAGCTTTCGCCATTTACTGCTCCTTGTTTAGTTGTAGCATCTACAGCATTAATTCCAGCCTGCATAGCTAGCTGTTGTTGTGCCATAGCTTGTTGCTGTTGTTGTATCTCTTCCTCACTCTTAATCAAGCCTTCTGGGTTGATACCCAAGCTTGTAAACACTCGATCCATTAGCTTACCATAGTTAAGGTACTGTCTTAANGCTTCTGGGTCATAGCTACCCACCATAGACAAAGCAGTATTAATGTTCTCTACATCATGGATACGACCTANCGCATCTAAGCCTGTTGTAATAACAGGCTCAAAGCCCAGATTAGCAGGTACTTTCAGACTCCCTAATACTAACTTTAGAATAGGTAATTGTAGTTCTTGACTTAAGATACTATAGACACCACCTAAGCTATCTTCTAGCTCGGTAGCCATCAGCCTAATTTCATAGGCTGTCGTCCTTTCTGAGTTCCTTACTGCTGACTGATTGAGTAAGAAAGCATGTGCTATTGTCTGGGTGAGGTCATTCATAAGCTGGTAAGCTACCTGAAAATCCATAGCCTTATCAACTTGTAGCTTAGTTACATCACGCTCTAGGTCAGCCAGAACAATGTCACCTGTTTCTTTACTCGCTAGGTCTCTAACTGTTATCTTAGANCCTGGTCGAATACCAAACAAGACTTTAGCTGCTATAGCCGTGCCCTCAACCATTAACTGCGTTAGAGCTTCTAAAGACCGTAATGAACCTATATACTGCTCTACTAGACCTCGACCATAATCCTCATTATTGATTGATGTCCATCTGAGGGGTAGAATAGGAAGTTGTTTATTAGTTATGTTTAATGTTGCTTCTGATTGAGGTANAAATACTTCAGCAACCTCTTGATAACTAATCCAAGTCTTAGCATCAGCTTTATAATATCTAGTGTAGAGCTCGATCTTCTCTTTATTATCTGGCTCTGTTCCTAGTAGAGATTTAACATCATCTTCTAAGCTGTTGTAATCAACATATTCTCTGATTAGTATCTCTACAGGCGAACCCTCAAAGTCCCTTTTTACACAATAGCTATTAAGATTATATATCTTTAACTTTCCGTTCTCGGTCTCTTCAACTAAGCAGTTACCTGTTCCTATTAGAAGCTTTAGAGCTTCAAATAAAGGTGTTCTATAGGCGTTCTGATTAATCGTGTCGGTTATAGCNCCCTCTAACAAGCTTAGGCTAGCCTCGATATCTGTGTGGCTGGCGCCCTGTTCAGCTGCTAGTTGTAGTAGTTTAGTATTAGGCTTTAACCTAAAGAACGGCGCTTGTGGTGGAAACAGACTTAGTAAGAGCTTGGAAGCCAGGTTATTAATAGCCCTAGCCCCTATACTGTTGTAGGGAGTAGCGAGGGCTGTGTCTTGATTGTGNCTGTCTTCTGTTAACAAGTAAGGTAGAGTTAGCTTTGCACAGTCTCTACCTCTTGTTAATACGGATGTTTTAAAACTCTCTAGCTTTCCATAGCGCGTCTTAACTGTGCCCTCATTTACTAGGTCTTGAACAGTTACAGTACTAGCCATAGTTATGAGCCTGTCTGTAAGCCAACAGTTACAGTTTTAGGTAAATCTACCTGAAACTGATTAGTTCCTCGCTTAACAGCTTTTATCTTTTTTATAGCCTCGTCTTCTTCAAGACCAGCTTTGAAGCTAGCTTCTTCGACAGGAGGGGCTGGGGGTGGTGGTGGTGGAGGTGCCGAAGGAGC